AATAGGACTGAACAATGGGGATGCTGCCAACAGTTGTAGCCACGCTTCTTGCGGACACCCGTGAATACATGGCGAAGATGGACGAGGCCGGCGCAAAGATGGCGGAGTTCGGCGGCATCGCTGAAGCCTCTGGCGGCAGGATGAACAAGTTCGCCAACACAGCCTCGACCGCCGTTCTGGGCATCGGCGCTGCTATGGGAGCCTACGCCGTCGACAAGGCCTACACCTTCCAGGAATCGCTCGACAAACTGCAGAACCAGGCAGGACTCACCGCCGACCAAGCCGACAAGCTTGGCAAGGCCATCCTCGGCATCTCGACCAAGACCGGCGTGAGCACCACGGATTTAACGAACGCCGCCCTCACCGTCGAGCAGGCTGGCATCCGAGGGGCGAAAGCGATAGACGTAATGACTGCCGCAGCGCAGGCCGCCGTTGTCACGAACGCCTCAGTCGCTGACACCACCAAAGCCATCGTCGCCGCGCAGTCGCTCCAAATCGCTAAGGGCATGAGCGTCAACGACCTGACCGGCAAACTCGTCGCAGGCTCGCGTGAGTTCGTTGGCGGTCTCCAAGCTGAGGAATCCATGCTCTCGGGGCGCGTCGGTGTGGCACTTGCCAACTACGGGCTCAACCTTTCTACCGTCACCGCCCTGGGCGCTGAGTTTGCTAAGGTCGGCCTCCCCACGAAGTCCATCTCAGCCTTCGCTGGTGGCTTCGCTAGCCTCGAACAGCCCACCACGTCCTACATCAAGAAACTCAACGAAGCCGACCTGAGCCAGAACATCCTTGCCGCCGACCTTCGCAAGGGCAACATAGGTGGGATGCTCGCCTACATCAAAGACCAGGCTGGTGGCTCGGCTGCCAAGTTGTCCGAGATGGTGAACGCCGTGTTCGGTAAGTCCGGTGGCGGCGCTGCTTCGGATCTAATCAAGAACCTGCAGTCGTTTATCACCATCCAGCAGAAAGTCGCTGGCGCTGGTAAGGGCTCCCTGCAGTCGGGCTTCTCCGAGGCCGTCAAGCAACTTGGCCCGCAATTCAAGATTGTCATGGCCCAGGTGGACGCGCTGTTCATCGAAGCCGGCAAGTACCTTCTGCCGAAGGTCGCCGACGTGCTGAAGTGGGCCAACGAGCTCATCGGCTATTTCAAGGCGCACCCCCTCGTCGCCAAAATCGCCTCAGACACCGCCATCGCCCTGTTTGCCGCCTCTATCGGCGTAAAACTGTGGGCAGTCCTCTCAAGCGTCCTAGCCAAGTTCGGTGTCGGTGTCGCAGCCGAGGAAGCCGGAACAGTCGCCGCAACGTCCACCACGGGCGCAGGTGTCGCCCTCGGCGCAGAGGGGGCCGCAGCAGCAGCCGGTGGCACAAGCCTCGGAGCCGCAGTCGGTATCGTAGCCGCCCCGTTCGTCGCTGAGTACCTGCTCCTTAGTCTTACAAAGGGTAACCACTCCGCAGGCTACGAGCGAGCGATGGCGATGTACGACCGAGGGCTGGGCGGCTCACAGGGCATCTACGGCTACAAGCCAGGGCTCGGCGTGACCCCAGTGGCTCCTAAGAAGACGACGCACAAGGTGACTGTCACCGTGCGCGGTCATGGAACGATTGGCAAGTAATGGCTGAGTTCGACGCGGATCTAACTGGCGACAATACCGAGTGGAACATCGAGCTCGACCTCGACCTTCTCGCCCAGAAACTAGCCACGCACCCTGCCTTCGTTAAGGCCCTCGCCATGCACGTCCGAAACGCCCAGACGAAGGACGTGCGCCGGATGGGGAACCTCTACGGCACGACCGCCCAGGCTAAGCCTGCGCCACCCACGACTAAGAGGCGACTGAATTGACACTCGCGACGCTTCCTGCCTTTGACATCTGGATTGCCTTCAACCCGACCGCCTCGGGCGCTACCCTGGCGACGGCGAACCAGCAGGCGCTTCCTGCCTCGGGCGCATCGAACACCTACTGGACGAACGTGTCCAAGTACGTCCGAGACTTCACGACCAAGACGGGAAAGCAGCACTACCTCGACCGCGTGGAAGCCGCCACGCTCAAGATGACGCTCAACAACCGCGACGGATTCTTTACGAACGCCTCAGTCAACGGGCAGAGCGCCGTCATCGCCCCTCGCCTGCCTATTGCGATAATGGGCACTTACAATACTATTTCTTACTCTGTGTATTGGGGCATCATCGACACGGTGACGGAGAAGGTCGCCGACCAGCTCAACTCCGACCTCGACATCGAAGCCTCAGACCTGACCAAGTACCTGAGCCTCAAGTATCTCTACCGCCCCTCGTTCTGGAAGGGCTACGCGCTCTCGGCCTCGACGCGCTCATGGTATCGGTGCTCGAACTACTCCGCCGTCACCGTCACCTCGGCGCACGGCAACGGATCTACCATCGTCTACCAGGCGCAGAACACCTTCAGTGTCGGGCAGGTGGTCACGATTCAGGGCCTCGCCGGTATCACCACGCTCAACCAGACCAACGCCACCATCACCGCCGCAACCTCGACCTCGTTCACCGTCGCCGCGTCCGTTACGGGTGACAGCACCTCGACCGGCCTCGCCTACCTGACTACGCTCTACGATTACGGCCCTGCAGGGTCAAACGGGTCGTTCGTCGGGCAGGTCTCCTACCCTCAGCACGGTGTCATCATCTACGACACCGACGGCTGCGCAGACCTCTCGGGCGCGTCCAACATCGCCGGAGCCACCCTGCAAATCGTCGCCCCGTCCTTCTGCACGGGTGTTGACTTCTGGATTCTGGGCCAGCAGGTGCAGGGCAACTCCATCCTCACGGTGAACTCGGGCGGCAACATAATCACCATGACCATCACGCAGGCCGGTGTCTTGACCGCGACGGTCGGGGGAGTGCTCGCCGCAACTGCCACAATGGTCAACGACGGCTACTGGCATCACGTCGGCATCGTCTGCAACACCTCCTCAGTGCCCCAGCTCTACTGCGACGGCGTGTTCTACTCCCTCGGGCTGTCCTCGACGCAACTCGCCGCAGGGTCGCTCTACGTCGGCGCTAACGCCTCGGGCGTGGCTTCCTACAACGGGCAAATCGACGAAATCGTGGTCTCGAACAACGCCAGCACCTCGACCCTGCCCCAAGAAATTCAGCAGCGCTACCGAGCCGGAACGCTCCTGCAACTGGGCTACCCCGTCACGACAAGCAAGGTGCTCTCGGGCGACCGCATCGCCGAGATTCTGACCCTGGCAGGCATGGGCACGATTACCGGCGGCAGCATCTCCGCCCTCGCTACGGTCTCTACGGCGACGAGCTCAAGCTACCTGCCGAACACCCTGCTCATCTCGAACGCCTACCAGAGTACGAACGCCTACGTCGCAGGCTCATCGAGCAACGGCTACGCAGCAGTCGAGCCCTACTACTGGGATAGCCCCGTGACCACCTCGACGGCGCTGGACTTGATTCAGCAGGTGACGGACACCGACATTGGCTCGTTCTTCCAGTGGCCTGACGGATCGCTGCACTTCTTTACGCAGAACTACTACGGCACCTGGTCGTTCACCCCGAACACCCCACCAGCCGCGCCGACGTACTCATGGACACCGCGCACGTTCTCCTCCTCGGGAACGCTGAGCGATGACAACTCGGGCTACGCCTACGACGCAACCTCGCTGGACTGGGTGCTCGACGATGCCGACACCTGGACAACGGTGCGCATCACCCCACAGTCCGGCGTAGACCAAATCTACGAGAACACCTCAGCCGAGAACCGATGGGGCTTCTCGACCCTGAGCAAGTCCTCGACGGTCTCCACCTCGCTCAACGACGCACTCTCGGCGGCGTACTTCCTCGGTTACATCTTCCGTGGCCCACTGCCCCGAGTGAACAGCGTCCGGCTGATGAGCGAGACCGGCAACGGTGCGAACGTGAGCCTGCAGTTGTCCGTGAACTTCGGCGACGTTGTGACCTTTAAGCGCACGATGCCGAACGCTGCCGGAGCCGGCGTGGTGAATCTGCAGATGGCTATCGAGAGCATCGAGCACGAGTTTCAGGCTGAGCCTGGCTACTTCCACACCACCTACACACTCGACCCGTACCCCGTGAGGTCATAATGGTTATCCGCAACACCTCGACCTACGGCGCAACGCTCACCTCACTCGGCGACGGACAGGACGGCTCGTTCTGGCGACAGGGTGGCGTGTGGTCATCGGGCACACCCACGAACACGGGTGTCGGGCTGACCAACGCCTACGCAGGTGGACTGCTCACCTCGGTCACGGTCTCGGGAGGGTTTAACACCTACCTCGTGCTGTTCTCGTTCGCCCAGACCTTGAGCGCGGCATCAGCATCGACGCAAATCTTCGCCGGCCTCAGCCTCAACGCCTCGGCAGTGCCGTTCTACGCCTACCAGATTGGCGACGTGACCACGACCAGCGCCAACGCCTTCTCGGGGGCGTACATCTACCAGCCCAATGCTCTCGGGCAGGGTGTTGGCTTGCAGTCGTTCTCGCTCAACCTTTACTCGAAGCTCGGCACGGGAACCGCAACCGCCGCTTTCGGATCTATCACCGTCATCGGCATTAACTAAGGAGAAACATGGCAGACACTCGACAGGCAATCGTCGCATGGGCCCACTGGCTCATGGAGCACAAAGCCGAGATGAACTACAGCGAAGGCCCAGCGCGTATGAGCGCCATCGGTGTCTGGCCCCCGAAGTTCCCCATTGACTGCGACTGCTCAGCGTTTGTGACGCTCTGCTACTGGCTCGCTGGCGCAGATGACCCGAACGGTCAGCACTACGACCATGAGGGCTACACCGGCACACTGCTTAGCCACGGGCTCATCATCCCCCGTGAGCAGGTGCAGGCCGGCGACGTTATCGTTTATGGCCCTGGAACCGGCTGGCACACCGCCCTCGTCGTTGAGCCAGGGCACGACCCCCTCACTATCTCGATGGGCCAGCAGGGAGACCCGAGCCTCGTCTACGTCAGCCAAGACGGTCGCCAGCCCCAGACCTACCTGCGCTTCCACACCGGCGCAAACAAGGTGCGCACCCCCCACGAACTTGACAAGCCCGTTGTCAAAGTTGCCGAAAGTGCAAGCGTAACTGCTCCAAAAGTGCAGCCGGTAGCCACCGCCGAGCCGAAGCCCCAGCCGCCGGTCGAGCCTGCGCACATCGAAGCGAAGCCAGAAGCCACGCAGAGCGCCCCAGTTGCCCCTCACGAGGCCGAGAGCGCCGAGGCTGTCCACTCGGGCCCGATTGCCAAGATGGAGCACCTCATCGAGGAAATCATCGAGGGGCCTAAGTCATGATTGCTTTGAGCCTCAACACCGCTAACTGGTGGATTAACTTCATCGTGAGCATCGGCTTCCTCGTCGGCATCGTCTGGGGTGGCTTCAAGACCATCAACCAGATCCGCGTCTTCGTCCACCACAAGGTCGCGGTCAAAGCCTCCGACCTCGCCTCCGAGCGCCTGGCTGCCGAAATCGAGGAAATCAAGAAGCAGTACCGACCTAACGGCGGCTCCTCCATGCGTGATGCCATCAACCGCATCGAAGCCGCAGTCCTGCGCCTCGACAACAAACTCGACATCGTGCAGACTGAGCTCGACAAGCACCTGGGCGCTCACAAGGGCCTTTAACGCTCGCTCCATCAACCATTAGCAAGGATAATGCTCGCTATGAAGCGCGAAAGTCACTGGCAGTTCCATCCAGCCGTCCGAACAGGTAACGAGCGCACCCTCGGAGAACGCGCCGCCGACGCTATGAGGCACGGCATGGGGAGTTGGCCCTTCGTCTTCGGCTTCGTCTGCCTGATGGCGACGTGGATGGTCTACAACGTCGAGACGGGCCACCCGTTTGACCCCTACCCCTTCATCTTGCTCAACCTCGCCCTCTCCACCCTGGCAGGTTTGCAGGGAGCCATCTTGCTCATCGCCGCCAAGCGAGCCGACCGCATCTCGTCGGAGTTGGCGAAGTACCACCTCGAAGTCAGCGAAGCCACGCGCCAGATGCTCGCCGAGCACCGCGTCATGCTCGAAGAACTGCGAAAGGCGAACTAGTGCACACCTGGCTCCTTGTTCTGCTCTACTCGGGCATCGGATCCGTGTGCATGATTCTTCGCGACGTGCTCAACACCGTGCTCACCAAAGCCATCTCGCAGGGCCGGCACAAACTTGCCGGCAACATGGACGGGTTCTCGGACATCGTGAACATCGTCCTCGCCTCCTTCTCGGGTGTCCAGTTAATCCACCTCGGTTGGCGTGGCTGGCTGGGCATCCTCCCCATCGGGCTGGTCGGGAAACTGACCACCGAACACGCGACGAAGTGGTCGCAGGAAAACCTCTAACCCCCTAAGCAAAGGAAACCCATGTCAGTAAGCATCTCCAACCTCGTCGCCCCAAGCATTACGCCCTCGACAACGTGGCTGGTCGGCCCCATCGCCTCAGGCTTCAAAACTGGCGAGACGTTCGAGGTCTACAGCCTCAAGGGTCTCTACCAGGTAGACGCAACCGGCGCGATGACTACCATCCCCCTCGGCGCCTCGGGCCCGTTCGTGCTCAAGATTGACAACGAGCAAATTCTCTGCTCGGCGGCGAACTACGACACCAACCACGTCACGGTCTACTCGTCCTCACTCGGCAACGGTCGCGGCTACGCCTCCACCACCATTGCAGCCCACACCCCAGGCGGCTCGACCACCGGACAGGTGCAGCTCGTCTCGACCTCGGTTCAGGGCGGCGTACCTTCAGCCGGTGGCACGGTCACGCTGACCTCGGGCACGGCAGTCCAGAACACCGCCTCGACCTGGGCGACCTACTACGTCGTTATTACTGGTGGCACGGCTGGCACAGTGACGGTCGCGCTCGGATCTACGTCGGCAGCCTCCACGGTCATCTTCCCCGCCGTTGCCAATAACGCCGTGGTCTATTCGCAGGTAATCCCCGTCCGTGTTCCGTCCATGTGGTACCTGAAAGTCACCACCTCAGTCGCCACCATCAACTCTTCGACGGTCATCATCAACGACAGCCTCTAAGGAACCTAGATGTCCTACCCCTCATCCACCACCATCCGCTCCTACGCCGGTAGCGCTCAGCCGACCTACCTCGCCTCGACGCTCGCTGCTACCTACACGACGGGCCAGACCTTTACGCTGGGCTCTGCCTCGACGTGGTACGAGCTGGACTTTACTGGTGTGCTCACGACGAACCCTCTGGGCACGTCTGGGCCGTTCGTGGTGGACGTGGACTTCGGCTCGGCGACTGAGGAGAAGATTCTCTGCTCGGCGCTGAACCCGTCCACGGGGGTAGTGACAGTCTGGACTGACGGAACGCTCAACGGGCGAGGCTACGACGGCACGACCGCCCAGGCACACTCGGCTGGCAACGGCACGAACTTCAACGTGTTCCCCGTGGCGACGGCGACCGAAAGCCTACAGTTCAACAAGCAAATCGCCTCAAACGCCTACCAAATCTCTGCCGAGGTCACACGAGCTGAGGGGGCTGAATCAACGCTCAGCACCGCCATCTCTGCCGAGACCACACGCGCGGAGGCCGCCGAAGCAACCAAGTTGCCTCTCGCTGGTGGCACGATGTCGGGCGCTATCGCTATGGGTGGCAACGCCATCACTGGCGGCGGCGAAATCGTAGGCACAGACCACAAAGCCACGGGCCTCACGGGTGCAACGGCTGGCGCTCGCTTCGTCGGCGCAACCACTAACGGCGCACCGACCTCCGGCACGTTCGTCACGGGCGACTTCATCGTTGACCAGTACGGCAAGTTCTGGGTCTGCACGGCAAGCGGTACGCCTGGCTCATGGGCTTCGGCTGGCAACGGCACGGTCGGCACGACCGGCGCAGTCACGGCGGCAGGCTCCACGCAGACCTCTGCAGGCGCTCTGGCGTACAACTACAACATCGTCTCGGGCGCTACGGCTACGACCAACGGCGGCGCAGGCACTGGCGTTGAGTTGCCTTACATCTCCGCAACGGGTCAGGCGGTCTGGGTAGACAACACCGACAGCACTCACTGGCTGAAATTGTACCCCAGCACCGGACAAAGCATCGACGAGGCTGGCGCGAACAACCCCGTCTGGATTGCACCGAAGGCGTACTGGCTCGGCATCGTCGAGACCACCGGATCGTCGGGCAACTGGGCCTCGGCTGTTCCCTCGTTTAACACGGACGGGAACGGTCGCCTCTCCGTGACTTACTCCAACGGGCAAATCACGTTCGGGCTGTCCAGCGTGACTGGCTCGGGCTCGACAGTTGTTCTTCAGGCCAGCCCCAGCATCGGCACTCCCAGCCTTGACCGCCCGACCATCGGCCTCGTCTCTGGCTCGACTCCGGGGTATCTCCAATACCAAGCGAACACGATGGGGACCTACGTTCAACTTCAGCCGACGACGGCAGGCTCGGCATCGACCACATACGTCCTCAATATCCCTTCGGGGCAGAACGACACCTTCACTCTCAACGCCGCGACCCAGACGCTCACGAATAAGACGCTCACCAGCCCGACCATCTCAGCAATTCTTAACGGCGGCGGGACCCTTCAGTTGCCAACGTCGAACGACACCCTTGTCGGTCAAGCAACCTCGGACACCCTGACGAACAAAACCATCAACGGGTCGAACAACACCATCACCAACATCTCGCTCTCGACGGGTGTGACCGGTTCTTTACCAGTTGCCAACCTCGCTGCTGGGTCGGTCGGGCAATACATACAAACCGGTCCGAGCGGTGTTGGCTGGGCCTACGGTCCCGTAGCGGCGACTACAACAACCTCGGGCCTTATCCAATTGGCGGGCGACCTCAGCGGCACATCGACTAGCCCGACCGTCGTATCTGTGGCTCACGTCACGACGGGAACACTGCCAGTAGCGAACGGTGGCACGAACCTCACCGCCGTCGGCTCTAACGGCACGGTGCTGACCTCGAACGGCTCGGCGCTCTCCTACGTCACCCCAGTCGCCATGACCCCGCCAGCGTTGAATGGACTGAAGGCGTGGACGTATGACGCGGGCACGAACACGGTGGCGACGGGTGGTCTAACGCTGACGACCGGCGTGGTCTATTTCATGGCGGTCTACCTTCAGGCAGGCGTGACGTACTCCAACGTCTACGTCATCACCGCCACGGGTGTCGGTAGCAGTTACGTCACGGTCGGCCTCTACAGCGCCACGACGCAGTTGGCTGTCACGGGTAACATCGCCACGACCACGACCAACACGCAGGCTTCCGGCAGTTTCGGCACCGCCTACACCCCGACCACCTCGGGTGTCTACTGGCTCGGCATAATTACAAACTCGGCGGCGGCGAGTCACCTGTTCGCCTTTAACCAGGCGACGGCGGCAGCCATCAACGTCGGCCCCAACACAGTCGCGGCGAACACCCTCAACCAGCGTTGCAGTACGTTGACCGTAGCCTCGCTTCCCACGACCATCTCGGGAACCCCAGCAGTTAGCGGCTCGCCCATCTGGGTCGGTCTGGCATGACCTCACGCAAGAATTACACGCGCCCCTATTTCGGCGCAGGCTTCATCGGCTGGTTTCTCGGCAAGGTCGGTTTCAAGGCTTCCCCTGGCACAGTTGAGGGCACGTTCTACGGCGCTAGCGTTGCTAGCACATTTGCCAGCGCAACCGTCGAGGGCACGTTCTACGGATCTACGGTGCGCGGCACGTTCTACGCCGGCAACGTCGAGGGCATGTTCACTTCCGCTACTACGAAAGGCACGTTTTACGCATGAGCTCCTACACCTTTTTCGAGGGCGCTGTAATCAGGGCCACCACCACCGATTACCCCTTCACCAGCATCTCGGGCACGAAAGTCAACCCCGACATCGTGACGCTTCAAGTCTCGGTGCAAGGGCAGACCTCCACGACTTACACCTGGACGAACGGCTCGGGCGACCCCTCGGGCACCATCGTCAACGACAGCGCCGGAGTGTTCCACGCCGACCTCGCTACCACGGGTCTCGCTGGTGTCTGGTCGGTCATCTGGTCGGGTCAGCCCTCTAGCGGTACGGACACGACGCACACCTCTGCGGTCTGGCAGGGAGAGGTCACGGTTTCGCCAGTTGGTTTCTGATACACTCAGGGCTGTGCATAACCTGAGGAGGAACTGTGGCAGTTGACCTATCGGAGTTTTACGAGAAGCCCACGCAGAAATGTGTGGTCGGGAGATTCATCGACGAACTCCCCGAGGATGACCGCGAGACGATTTTAGCGGCTATCGAGATGCCCGACATCACCGCGTCAAGCATCCACCGCGCCTGTGAGCGCCGAGGGGCGCAGTTCCGCGTGAACTCCACGCGCCTGCACTGCCGAGGGGAGTGTGTATGTGCGCGGATCTAAGCGAGTTTGAGTTTCGCCAAGAGAAGACCGTCAAGTCCTCCGTCGAGGTCGGGCCCGACGGCGGCGAGTTCCAGACCGGCGAACTCTACGCCCCCATCGAACTCTCGGTGGACTGGGATTCAATCCTTGAGGGCTTCGGGCTTGACCCTGCCGTGTTCTACGTTGTCGATGACACGGTGCGGATGTCCAAGTGGCAGCAGTCCAAGCGCACGGAATCAGGCGACCGAGACGTGGTCTGGCTCTACTCCTACAGGGCGAGGTTCGCCCGACGAACGCCCCAGGCGACTGAGGCCGACGTTGACGCACTTCGCGCCAAGATAGACAAGTGGCGACCGAAGGCAACCAAGCCCACCAGCGACGCTGAGCCCTGCACGTTCCTCATAAACTGGGCCGACTGGCAGATAGCCAAGTCGGAGAACGGTGGAGTGGCGGCGACCGTCGAGCGTGTCCAGCAATCGTTCGAGGACTGCCTCGCTCGCATCAAGGAACTGCGCAAGGCCGGCAGGAACATCGAGAAAGTCGCCATCTTTAACTGCGGCGACCCTATCGAAAATTGCTCCGGCAACTATGCGAGCCAGACCTTCACCGTCGAGCTCACGCTCAGGGCGCAACTAAACCTCGTCCTTGACCTGTGGACGCAGGGAGTGGCGGCGCTCGACCCCGACATATTCGCCTCAGTGCTCTGCAATCACGGCGAGTGGACGCGCAACGGTGGCTCAAAGGCGGTCACGTCTGACAGCGACAACGCTGGCGGCTACCTGGCTGACACCTTGCAACGAGTGTTCGGCAACGCCGGCCCGAGTGAGTGGCACATCGCCCACGACGAGATGGTGCAGATGGTCACGCTCTCCGGTGTTCCGGTGGCGATTACGCACGGTCACAAGATAAGCGGCAAGGAGCACGAGTGGCTCCGAGGGCAGTCTCAGCGCCTGCAGTACGAGACCGGCGTGATGCCTCGGCTCTGGGTGACGGCGCACCGCCACCACCTAGCGGTCGATGACTTCGGGCCGTTCTTCCGCTTCCAGTGCCCCAGTCTCGACGGCGGATCTAAGTGGTTCTCCGACATGACCGGCAAGTGGTCTACCCCTGGCACTCTCACCATGCTGGTCGGCAACCACGACCAAAAGGGCTGGTCAGACCTCGCAGTCCTATAGACGGACAAACACACGGGGGCGAGGTGTACCATAGACACCTATGGCTAACCTCATCTACCAATGCGACAAGTGCTCGAAGATGATTCTTCTGAGCTCGGGGGCGCTAGCAAACATCCCCTTCAACCGACTGCCGAACCTCGTCCTAGAGGCCGACAGTCACAAGTGCATAAAGAAAGCAGCAGCATGAGCAATTACTACAAGAACATCATCCGCACCTTCGTTCCGGTGTTGGTCGGATCCGTCATCGCCTACCTCACCAAGTTGGAGAAGCACGTTCCGGCTGGCGAGTTGGCTATCCTCCTGCCCGTCATCTCGACGGTCTACTACGGCATCGTCCGTCAGCTCGAAGTCAAGTACCCCAAACTGTCGTGGCTCCTCGGCGCTCTGCCGGTGAAGGCCGCAGGCAAGACCCCGACCGAGACCCCAGCCAAGTGAGCCCGATTCCCCAGCCAGGCGACATTGGCTTCGCCCACTCGAACGGAATCATGGGTAAGGCCATCCGCTTCGGCGAGCGCCTGCGCTGGGGAGTGAAGCCCTCTCACTGGAACCACGCTTTCATCGTAGACACGGTGGAGCACGACGGCGATGAGTGGGTAGTCACCATCATCCAAGCCGAGCCCTCTGGCGTGACGCAGGGCAAGCGCATCGAGACCGTGGGCGACTACATCCTCGTCGAGCCTTTGCCGACCCACAGCCGCTCCGACATCCTTGCCTTCGCCCGTGCGCAGGTCGGTAGTCACTACGGCTGGGGGAGCATCGTGTCAAACGTCCTGGACATCCTCACGCCTAACTGGTTCCCGTCGTTTCGCTCGCAGGATTCATGGATATGCTCAGCTCTGGTCGCCGAGGCTCTGCGCTACGGCGGCTGGCTCCAGGACTGGGGCGACATTTACATCGTGACCCCAGCGCAGTTATTCTCGGCGTACACAGTTACACCCTAAAATGGTGGTGCGGTCTCGTACCGTTCCTTCCTCAGGACAAAGAATCCCCTCGGCTTTGATGCACTCAAACCGCCGAGGGGATTTCTTTTTTTAATACTTGCATTGTCCTACGCTAGGACAGTAAGGTCTAAGCATGAACCTAAGGAGGAAGCATGGCAACAGCCAAAGGGCTAGTCGTAAGTTCGTGGAACGGGCTAGAGCGTGGAGACCCCGTGAAGGTGGCTTTCCAACGTGGCTCGTTCACCTTTTACTCAGCCCGTTTGAGTGAAGACGGCGAGTGCCAGTGGGTGACGTGCATCGGTGGAACGTGGCAACACTCCAAGTACCGGCACTTCATCCCTAGCCTCGTAACCCCCATCAAGAAGAAAGAGAACGCATGAGCATCCGAGACACACTTACACAGTACGGCTTCAGGGTCGTAGACACCGACGAAGATGCAGAGGTCTGGTGCATCGAGGGCAACGACTACAACGCCTACGTCCAACTCGCAGTCGGCGACGGCGTGATTCAGGCGGTCAAGATGCCCCTGGACAGCGAAGTCAAGACAACCGTGGTGCACTTCAACTCCGTCTGCGACGAGCTCACGGATCTGCTGGGGAAGTGGTCTAATGTCACACCTATCGGTTCTAATTGAGGAGCGATTGGGCGAACCTGTAGTAGCCTTCATCGCAGCAGAAAAGTCGCGAGGACTGTCCTATCGAGAGATAGCGCAAAGCCTCACGAACGAGACCGGCGTATCGGTCTCAAAATCATCGGTTCACTTGTGGGCCACTAACCCTGAGGAGGGAAAATGAAGTTGGTATTAGAACTCGACGCTAAGCAGTACGCGCTGCTTATCACGTCGCTATCGCAGGCCAAGACTGCCTGCAAGCAGCTCGACTGGGCTGACCGTGTTGAGAGCATTGACGAACTGACCGACTATGTTCGCGACAACGTGGACTTCAAGTTCGAGGCGGTGGCGTAATGGCTAAGGACTTCAAGGGCCCACTGGACTACATCGACGTAGCCACGCGCATCGTCGAGTTCCGCGAGAAGTTCCCGAACGGATCGCTTCAGCAGGTGGACATCAAGTTCATCGACTTTGCCAACAAGTCGTGGGTGGTCTACACGGCTGCGGCGTACCGCACTCCCGACGATGAGCGTCCAGGCATCGGCACGGCGTGGGAGCCCGTACCTGGGCCGACCCCGTACACCCGAGACAGCGAAGTCCAGAACGCTGAGACCGCCGCATGGGGTCGAGCGATGGTCGCAGCCCTCGCCGTCGACACGAAGAAGGGCATCGCATCCAGCGAGGAAGTGCGCAACCGCCAGCAGGTCGCTGAGCGTCCGGCGGCAAACCCCCTTAGCGACAGCCAGAAGAAGGTGCGCGAGTTGCTTCTCAAGAGCCACCCCGACACCGCCGACCGTAAGTTCTACCTCGAAGCGAAGGCTGGGCGGTCACTCGCTGGGCTGTACGAGCTCACCGAGGAAGAGTGCAGTGCAATTATCAACGAACTCAACAAAGAGGAGACAAACTAATGGCTGATGCCACCATCACACTCGTCGGGAACATCACCCGAGACCCAGAGATCCGCTTCCTTGATTCAGGAACGGCGGCGGCGAAGTTCAGCATCGCAGTAACGCGCAAGTGGAAGGACAAGCGAGGCGAGCCCCAGGAGCAGACCTCGTTCTTCGACTGCTCGGCGCTGGGCACGATTGCCGAGAACATCCAGAACAGTCTCCGCAAGGGCGACCGCGCCATCGTCACGGGAACGCTCGAACAGCGCTCCTACGATGACAAGGACGGCAACAAGCGCAGTGTGACCGAGGTGAAGGTCGAAGCGTGTGGCCCCGACCTGCGCTGGGCGACGGCGCAGACCAACCGCTCCACCCCTGCCAACTCCTACGCCGTCAAGAGCACCGCAGAGGAGGCGTGGTAATGGCGACCACCTCGGAAGGCGTGAAGGCGATTCTCGCAGGGCTCATTGAGAACTACGGCGACATTGAACTCACCCCAGCAGACGCAGAGACGGTCTACGGAGGCACGAAGGGCGGCAAGGTCAAAGACCTGAGCCAGCACAACCTGCTGCAGTACGCCCTGCTCCACGCCCACCTACAGATTCAGGGCCTCATCGCCCAAATCGAAGCCAGCCAGCGCCCGAACCGTGCTCAGCGTCGAGCTGCGGAGAAGAAGGGCCTGCTGCTCCCCTAAGTCGTGTCCCCCACGAAACAAGGAAGCCCCACGGGTGTTCTTCCACACCTGGCAACCTGCGAGACCGGCTCCTTCGGGGGCCGGTTTCTCGTTTCTAAAAATCCTTGCGCAACGTGGATCCGAGCGAGTAGGGTGAAGCCGTGCACGTTGCACAGTTCTGAGGAGGACAAAATGACTAAATTACCCATCGACCGTAAGGGCGGCATCGCTCTCACCTACGTCACCGGCATCGTGACCGGCTGGCTGACCGAGGCGGCGAAGACCCACGGCTTCACGACCACCGCCAACCCTCTCTGGTGCATCGGCGCTGGATGCCTCGCCGCCGTCGCTATGGCAACCCTGCTCGCATGGATTACGGAGTGAACGCCTGCTACGGCGTGGACGTTCGCATCTTCTACTCCACGCAGTCCAAGTTCCGCCGTCGAGCCCTAGCACTGTGCAAGAACTGCACGTTGCAAACCGCCTGCCTAGAGCGAGGCCTCAAGCACGAGGAGTTTGGCATCTGGGGAGGCACTACGCCCGAGCAGAGGGTCGAGATACGCAAAGAGCGAGGCATCACCGTCGAGCGCCCCGAGGTCATCGTGCAGGAACCTCACCGAGGCTGTGGCACGAACAAGGGCTACGTCTGGCTTCACCGTCGACGCAAGATAGACCCGACCATCCCAGCCTGCAAGAAGTGCCTGCTGGCGCACTACGACTACAACTTCAAGCGCGAACGGACGATGGCCTCATGAAGGTTCACAAGTTCCCCAACCCTCTCTGCCGAGGCAAGACGCAGGTGTTCTACCCACCAGAAGGCACGGAGAAGGGCATCAGGATGCTCCTAGAGGCGCAGGCGAAGTTACTGTGCCAGGAGTGCCCCTACCAAGAGCCCTGCCTTCAGATGGGCCTAGAGAACGAGGTCTATGGCATCTGGGGCGGAGCGACGGCCTCTGAACTTCGACAGATCCGCAAGGAGCGCCACATCACCATCGCCCGAGAGCGTCGAGATGTCGAGGAGCGCATCAGGCACCCGTACTGCGGAAGCGAGCAGGGCTACCTCTACAGCCTAGAGATGGAGTTCTATTGCGAGGACTGCGAGCGAGCCCACGCCACCTACGAGCGGCGCGTGGCGAAGCTCATCTCCTACGACCCCGAGGGCTTTCACCCGAGTTGCGGCACGGACTACGGCTACCAGTTGCTTGCACGTCAGGCAGCGCTCCTGGGCGGATCTAAGGCCGGTCACAAGGTTCGTTGTGTAGCCTGTCGCAAAGCGCACTCGGACGCATGGAACGCGGCCCGTGAGCGCCGCCGGAAGGGGGAGAAGTAGTGGTATCATTAAAAGAGCGAGAGGCGCAGGGTAGTCACCCCCTACGCCCCTCTCGAGCAACACCTAGCGGACAGGAGTCACTCGTGCAAGCGAGTCTATCAAAACGAAATCACCGCTTTGCGGTCATCCCTGAGTGGATTCTTTACCACCCTGAACTGAGCACAACCGCCGTTCGGATATTCGGAGTTATCGACCGATTTGTCGGAGCGAACGAAGCGGCGTGGCCCTCACACAAGACCATCGGCAAGACAGTTGGCGTGTCTGCGGACACCGTGAAGCGAGCCATCAACGAGCTCATTAGGGTCGGCGCAGTCCTAGCAATTCGCCAAAAAAGGCAGGACGGTTCCTACACTTCTTCGGAATACTACATCTGGCCTAAGAGCGCTGAGATGGGTGCAACCGTGCACTATGGTCAGGGCAATTATGCACTAAGGGATAGTGCAGATTTGCACTATGGTCAGGGCAAAAATGCACTAACAAGAAGGAGTATCAATGAAGGAGAGACAACTAAGGAACAACAGTTAACTTCTGCGTCGCCGTTGGCGAGCGCGGAGGTGCTCGGTCTCATCGACCTGTTCCAGTCTCGTCTCAACGACAACGGCCTTCCTAACTTCAAGGTGACGAAGGCCCAAGTCAACGGTTTCCAGGCGATGCTGCGAAGCAACGACCTCGAGGAACTGACCGACATCCTCGAGTGGGCGATGCAAGATTCGTTCTGGCTCGCTGTGATTCTCACGCCGCTCACTTTCAAGAAGCACTATCCCACCCTGAAATCACGATTCAAGAACGACAAACTAACCAAACTTCGCGATTGGGCGAAGAACGCTGAGGAGGACTACCAATGGTAATGACACCAGAACAAACGCTCAAGGTCGTAGGGCACTTGATGGGATCTAACAACCGAGTGCCGCAAGACGCAATCGTGAACGCGTGGCACGACACGCTGAAGAACCTCGACTACGACCTCGTTGTCTCAGCAGCTCGTAAGTGCAAGGCAACGATGACGGAACTCCCGAACTCGGCTCAGTTCCTGGCAGTCTGCGCCGAAATCCTTACCGGCCCTATGCCGGACGAGAACGAAGCACTCCGAGAGGTGCAACAGGGCATCAACTCATGGGGCCGAGACAACGAGCCGAAGTGGACGCACCCTGCCATCGCTAAAGCCATCGAAGGAATCGGCTGGCGAAACCTGTGCAACAAGGACGCCGACTTCTGGGCCATCGAGTTCCGTAAGGCTTACAAAATCTCCGAGGGCCGTTACGTTCGGGAAATCCAGCAGACGATGCTTGAGGGAGTGAACGCCGCCGTCGCTCTCGACACCGAAAGGAAGCAGGCTCTCGAGAAGGCAAAGGCCGGAACGCCGGAGCTCGAGGCCGGCGAAGCCCCAGACCTTGAGGAGGTCAAGCGCAAGAACCGTGAAATCTTCCGGCTCGGGCTAGGCGATGCCTTCGACCCTGACAAAGGAGACGATGATGGGGAGGCAGGAGTTCCGGCGCTGGTGTAGTCTCAAGACGTGAAGATTCCCTCGGCAGACAACCCCCAGGAGCCAGACAACTTCCTTCTGCTCATGTCGTACTGCTTCGAGCATGGCATCTCCATCAACGCAAACCCGATGGGCCAGCGCCTCGCCATCATGGGAACCGACAGCCCCGAGACGATTGGCTGGATAGTCGCCCACTACGAGCAAGCGGCGCACTGGCTCCCTGGCATCTGCGACGGCTGCGAGCGCTGGTGTCTTACTCGCACCGAGGCCTACTGGGGAGCGCATCCGCACTTCTGCAACAAGTGCCTCGCGTGGACTATCCGCTATTTCGAAGCAAACGGCAAGTGGCCTGAGGGCAACTGGTTCCCTGACGAGAAGTTTGAGCTCGACGAACCTGAATTACCGGACGAGGAGGGCAATGAAGAGATCTAAACTGAACCCCGTCTCAAAGAAACGCCAAGCCCTCAACGTGAAGCGCCGGATGTTCGTCCACCAGATTCTCGAACAGCGCCCCGAGTGCGAGGCTCGCATCGAGCGCATCTGCTCACACTACGCTTCTGACGTGCATGAGATACTGACCCGAGCCCGAGGTGGCTCCATCCTTGACGAGGAGAACGTCCTCGCCCTCTGTCGCAACTGCCACACGTTCATCACCGGACACCCAGCCTTTGCTCAAGAGCACGGCTTCACCGTCCACTCATGGGCAACGTCGGCAGACCTCATCGCAGCACAACGAGCAAGGGAGATGTATGGCTACCAGGGATAGACGGATTCACCTCGGCAAGTGGGGAATCTACGACCTCAGCATCGTGAGCAGTCAGCGCCACTCGCGCAAGGAGAAGAAGCGCATGAAGGCCCGAGCGAAAGAGGCCGGCATCGAGTTCATCATCGACCAGTGGCTCAGCCGTAACCAATTCCCCGAGGAGGGCACGGATGGCAACTGACCCCCTGTTCGGCAAAGCGGCGTGGAAGAACTCGATGCTAGAGAAGGACTTTCATGAGCAGGTCGCTCACCTCATGCGGCTTGAGGGCTGGTCGGTCTACTCCGTGCCGGACAGTCGACGTGTCTCGCTCGCTGGCTACCCCGACATCACTGCCTGGCGTGGCACTCGGCTCATCTTCGCCGAGCTCAAGCGTGAGAAGGGTCGCACCTCGCCGGCCCAGGACGAAGTGCTCGCGGATCTACAGCAGATACCCTGCGCCGAGGTCTACATCTGGAAGCCCAGCGACTTCGATAGAATCGTCGAACTAGTACGGAGGACGAAGTGATACTGGTCTTTATTATTCTTGCCGTCGGGCTTGCCCTCTACCTCTGGGGAGACAAATGAAGAACGCCGACCGCCTCATCCGTGACCGCCGCATCATCGAGAAGTCTCTAAGCCGACTGACCGACGGCGTGATGCTTGACCTCTGCCGACGAGCTGGCACGAGGGCCGAGAAGGACGCTACCCCTTCCGGCCCCAGGGCGAGGGGAACGCACTCCGACCCGACCCTCTCGGCAGTCGTTCGCAAGATGAGCGAGGCCGACATTGCCGACCCCATCTTCGATTCCGTGCGCGACATCTCACGCCTGCTTGACGAGATGGCTCGCATGGCGCTGAAGGTCGATGACCTCGTGCGCTTCGTGCAGACCGGCAAGGAGCGAGCGAAGAAGGCCGAACTCTCTGAGTGCAAGACCTGTGGGCGCATCGTGGAGAACACGCCAGCCGACCGGATCCGCTCAGGGATGTGCACCGCCTGCTACCACGCCACTCGACGGGCAAAAGCCCAGTAATTGCAAGGCGCAAAAAACTTTAAAAAAATGCTTGACTTGTCCTACGCTCGGACAGTACGCTCTAGGTATCGGCAAAGCGCCGAAGTTCTGAGGAGGACACATGGAAGCAACTTGGTACAAGCGCAACGGACACATCTACCTGCAGCCGGAACGGGTTGGGGTATCGCTCCAGGAGGCGCAGGCAGTCATCGCAAAGTTCCGCACGGCAACCGCCGAGATTCGTGAAGACGGCAACGTCTACGTCATGAGCGCCGACAAGGAAGCCATGAAGGTCAAGATGGCCCTCGCAGGTGAGAACATCGGCTTTACCGAGAGCATTTCCTTCACCGGCATCCGCATCAACAGCCGAACGCTCGACGTGAGCCAAGAGCAGAAGGACTTTGACCTCGCCGACCTGAAGAAGGCAGGTGCATGATGAGCAAGCCCACGACCAAGCCCATCGCCTACGGTCTGTTCACCCACGGTGTCTGGCAAATCTTCTGCCCCGAGTGCTGGGCGAAACTGTTTGGCTGGTTCCGTGATGCCGACGCTGATCTCATTGACGGCAACGGCGACACCGTGACCTGCCTCGGCTGTGGCAAGGAGTGCAAGTGACACCGGAACAGCGCCAAGAACTACGAGAGAAGCACCGGCAGTACGGCTCCTACTGCTTCGCCTACGCCCTGGCTCTCGGTTGCTGGGCGTTCTTGTTCGGGGTCTGCACCTACGGTTTCTGGGCGCACTCGTGACAAACCGATACGAAAACAACACAAGTGACCGCTCGACCACAGAAGGCGCTAGTGAACGTTCAGCCACAATGACCCCCGAAGAACGTAAAGTCCTACGAGAGAAGCACACCTATCTTGGCGACTATTGCGGTTTCTGCACCAAAGACGGTGGCTACCCAGCCGATTACCCCTGCGACGTAATCAAGGTGCTGGATGCACTGAAAGAAGCAAACTTTCAGGCGGCGATAAATTACGAACGTGGATACGATGATGGTTTCAAGGGTTCTGTTGCCGACGCCGAATCGGATAATTGGGCAGGTGGAAACGATGACTAAAGAAGAACGCCAAGCCCTACGAGAGAAGCACCGTAGAGACGAGGACGGCCTTGAGCCCTACTGCATCAAGTGCGAGTGGCCCCATAGCGAAGTTCTGCTGGCCTCCCTCAGAGAAGGGGCTCAGGTAAAGTGCGGAGCCTCTGAAGATGGAATCCACAAATACAGCGAATGGTTCTGGCACTGCACGTTCTGCGGTGACATCGCCGGCGACCTCGTAATGTTCCCCTGCGACGTAATCAAGGTACTGGACGCTACCGAAGAACTAAAGCCTAACGACCTAAAAACTAAAGTTGAGTGCACCCACATCATCGGACTAATGACGTTGCCCGAAGGCTGGGATGTTATCGAACACGGCCAGACTGACTTTGCCTTCACCTACTGCCCCAAGTGCGGAGAGAAACTATTACCTAGTTGCGACCACAATGAAACAAAAACTATTGAAACTTCTTTTTACTACCTAAACTTGCCTCCTGTGGTGATGGACTGCCTCTATTGCGTGAAGTGCAAAATGAAATTATGACGCAAGTAAAATTTAAAACTTTACAAAGTGGATTTAGGGGATTCATCGGAGTTAATCACCGTAATGAAATACTAACGTCCACTCTGACGGGTGAAGCCCTAGATAGCCCGTCAGGCTCAAAAGGCGAAAAATGAATAAATTACAACGTGACACAATGCGGGCGGGCGAGGACGACCTTGAGTGGCTACAGGCAGCCGAATTTACCTTGAAAGGTGAACTATGACCCCCGACGAACGCCAAGCCCTACGAGAGAAGCACCGTCAGTACGGCTCCTACTGCTTCGCTTGCGGATACTGGAACGAAGAGGTGGGCGATTACGACTCAGCCTCCTACCCCTGCGACGTAATCAAGGTACTGGTTGCTTACGAGCCGGAAGTGCCTATTAACTGGGCGGCTGGCAAGTGACCGACGTTTACAAGCAAGCCCTTTGCCTGTTTATCCAAGACGGCGTATTGACGCTGGAACAGGTGCAAGAGCAGGTCAAGGTGGCTGAGTCCATGACCATCAAGAAAAGCCGTGAGACGCCCTTCTGGGCCGCTGCTGAGGCATTGTGTGAACGTCTCAACGCTGGTCTGGTGGCTAACTCGTACAAGCCCTTTAAGGTGAACGTCACCAACATCGCTCCGATGGAAAAGCTCCTACGCATTGACAAGGTATCGGTCGAGGCCGCCGAGTCGATGGTGGACTGGTGCCTGAGTCACGAGTTCTGGAGTACCGTCATCCGATCGCCACTCAAGTTTCGCAAGCACTACGACACGATGGGCGCTCGACGCGTGGCAGACGAACTTAAGCGCGTGACTGAGGGCGCAAAACAGAGCCATCCAGCGAACGTTTCACGACCCAATTATGAGGTCGCTGACCAGGAGTTCTTCGAGAAGAAGCGCAAAGAACATGAGGAATCTGTACCCATGCCCGAAGGATTTAAGCGTGTGTTAGGCTTAGTCCGATAACCAAAGGAGCGTTATGTCAGAGATTTTAATCACCCAAGAAATTGCCGACAAGGCAACCGAAGCAGCTGTTGACGCCCTTATGGGCGAGTTCTTGCCTGCTCTGCTAAAGGCTGGCGTTACTCGTAACCAGATTCAGACGGCGCTTGACTCGTTGAAGGCCGAGAGTGACAACGCCTGAGAAGGCGAAAGGCTCCAACCAAAAAGGCCAGAATCAAGATAGGCAATGCCACCAAACTGGCATGATTGGTGAGGGCCGTTTCATTGCTTGGGCATCTGCTCAAGGGTGGGATTTATACCGTGGTCTGGACGGTCACACACGTTTTGATTACGTTGTTGATATGAACGGCGAACTAAAGCGTGTTGAGATAAAGCGAATGGAATCCGAGCAGCGTTCTGAACGCAATTATTATTACGTTACCGCGACCAAACTGGACACCTCTAAGTTCGATTACCTTTTTGCAAGCACCCCAGTGGGCGATTATTTTATTCCTGCTGATGTTTGCCCGCGTTCAACATTGACTATAAAGGTTGTTGGCGGCGAATACGAACGCAACATAACAAACCCAGGCAAATGGGAAAGGTATAAAGTACAATGACTACTCCAGAGAAGGCTCGTGGTTCTCAATGGGAGCGTGACGTAGCCAAAGTCTTTAACGAACTGGGCTACCCCCAGGTGGAGCGGCGCTACGGTGCAGGCAACACGGTGGACAAGGGCGATCTCAACGGTTTCGCTCACGCCATCATAATCGAGTGCAAGAACCTAAAGACCATCAACCTTGCGAGCATTATGGACGAGACTGCGGTGGAGCGTGCGAACGCTAAAGCCGACGTCGGCATTGCTGTAATCAAGCGACGTAACAAGCCAGCCCGGGTGGCCTACGCTGTCGTTACGCTTGAAGAAATGATTTACCTACTCAAGCAAGCTGGCTATTAGTCTGGTACACTTACCTATGTGCATCTAGCACACGAATAGAAAGCATAGGTAAGAAAGATGTCTACCACTTTGATTGGCCGTTTGACCGCCGACCCTGAGATTAAGTTCACCAACAAGGGAACCTCAGTCACCAACTTCAGCGTGGCGGTGAACCGCAAGAAGGGCGACGAAGAGTACGTTTCGTACTTCGACTGCGTAGCCTGGGGCGACCTCGCCAACGGCGTGAACACCTTGAAGAAGGGCGACCGTGTTATCGTTCACGGCTACCTCAACCAAGACCGCTACGAAAACAAAGAGGGCAAGCCCGTCTCCAAGACTGTCCTCGTGGCTGACGCTGTAGGCAACGAGCTTCGCTTCGCTGCTAAGGACGCCAAGACCACGCCGGAAGCCGACTGGTAGACCTTGACTGAGTGGTCAAAGGCTCGTTGTATCGGGCTTACTGACCTCTTCTTCGACGACCGCCTCACACAACAGGCAAGCGAGATCTGCGCTACCTGCCCCATCAAGACTGATTGCCTGCATTGGGCGCTCGAACATCAGGAAGCGTGGGGAGTGTGGGGCGGTTTGTCGTATGCAGAATTACGCATCGTCGCTGTATCGCTCGGATACGAGCCACCTAATCGCAAGTCTCCGGAGCATGGCACGGAGGCCGGTCACGCCTGGCATCGTAGGCGACGTCTCAAAGACCCAGCACACCAGTTCTGCCAGCCCTGCATTGACGCCTATAACGCGGCATCTAAGGTGCGCGTAGCTCGATACCGAAAGCGCTCACGGCTTATCTAGGGAGGCCAATCCGGGGGGACTCGCACTTGGAAAGAGGGGGACAAGTCGAATCATTACAGGGGGAGAAGTCCTACCCCCGGACCAGCAAACTAAGTGTACCACATAAACACTAAGACCCACCGAATTACCGGCGGGCCTTAGTGTTTTTTTAATTGTAGTAATTCTCTGGGATGCGTTTCACAACACATCTACTTGGAGTCGGGAGTCACGTCTCCTAACACATCCGCTTCAAGTTCTAAGTCCAGCGCGTAGTAGGCCTCGACGAACTCCGGCTCATCCTCCGGTCGCGCTCCTTCCCGGTAGGCGTAACAGTCCAGCTCGGTCCAGTCGATCACTCTATTACTTCCAGTACGCGTACGCGAGCGGCATTAACCCAGGTCTGACCGTACCCGGACACGGGTGTCACTAGGTAGCGCTCATTACCGTAGGCGTTCTTACGTTCTTTAATACTGACCTTAAACACTAGGCCGTTCTCCTGCATCGTACCTATGCGGCCGATTACGTTGTCAAGCTGTTTCACTTCATCTCCTTTTTTAGTTACTCATTTAGAGTAGTCCCGGCGTAGGAATCGAACCTACCATGGCGGCCATCCCGCACCGGGTAATCGTTAGCGGCGGATCACTTCATAAGTGAACGAGTCGACGTCATAGTCTGGCATCGCTAGGCGGGCGTACATCAACGCGTCCTCGGAGTCCTCGGCCATCACCTCTACTTCCACATAGGCGCGTACCGTCATCCAGGCCGTACCGTCAGTATCGTGGCCGACGAGACTAGTCTCCACATTAAGGTTTAGGCGCAAGTTGTCCACCAAGTCATCGACGTCGCTACCATCCCACAATGGCGCTACGCCGCCGATACTCTCGGAGTCTCGGACAATGAGCTGCCCGTAGGCGTCACGGCCCTCGCACACTTCAAGCGTATACGTGGAGTAACCATAGGCCAGAATCTCCTTAATCTCGGCGCGTAGGTTACGCTTCAGCACGTCATCGCTCTTGGCATCAGTCGGCGGCATCCACCATAGGCGAGTCGCTCCGTCGCGGTCCAGAATCTCCGCGCTACCATCGCACCAGTCTGGGCGCTCGTCCTTGGTCCACCATCCCACTCGACCGAACCAGTCGCCATCTTGGTCTAGCGTCCAGTCGTCAGCAGTAACGCGCAATCTCAGCACGCGGCCATCCTCTAGTTCTAGTGTGTCGCCATCGCTTCTTAGTTGGTTAGTCATTGTCTCTCTCTTTCGTTGTCTCTTGTGTAACGTCTCTCGACGTAGTGCTAGTGCCAGGGATCGAACCTAGTTACGCCGCCGCTCGGCCACCAGCTACCCGGTGCTACACGCGAACGGGCATCACCAGCACGATAGTCTGGCCGTCTCGCGACTCAATGCGAATGGGCCGGTTACGGTCATTCAGGGCCGTAATGCGCATGGCCGCGTCAGTCCCGTTCTTCTCGCGCCCCTTCAGGGTTGACCATGGCGCCACCTTGGTCACGTCAGCCAGGAAGAACACATTAAAGGCTACATTCTCACCTTCAGGACACGTAATGCCATTAGCGGCGGGGATCAGCGTCTCTACGTCAGGGTAATTACCTTCGACCAGTCGGCCGCCATAAGTCCAGGCTCCGGACATGCTTGCGATAGTGAAAGAACCGGCCTTGGGGTCGGCCACGATCTCGACATTGACGCGAGACTTAGCGGCATCTTTCGCGGCCTTCGCGAGTACGTCAGCAGGCACCAGGATAGGCGCGGCGTCTCCGGTCAGCTCGACCAGCTCGCGAGTAATCGTCACCAGTTTATATGAGTCGGTCGCAATGGCCTTAACGATTCCACCAGTCGGGACCAGTAGCACGCCGGTTAACAACGGGCGGGCCTTATCGGTGCTTGCAAACGCTCCCGCGCTTGCGAGGTCTATGAACGTCGCGGCGCTCAGGGTAATCGACAACATATTTATTCCTCTTTCATTAGTCGCAAGTGTCTCTCACTTACTTATTAGCACGGGTGCTAATCGCTCCAAGCCGCGGGATCGAACCGCGCAACGGGCCACCAGGCCGCCCAGATACCTTTAGTTATTCTCTAGAATAAAGTAGGCCGTGAAACTCAATACTCCGTAAATGGCCCAGAATGTCAGTGTTCTTAAATGCGGGTGAGACAATGGGACCTTATTGGCAATGAGTAGCGCCGCAATGAACGACACAATGACCATTAGGACTGTATAGAACGGGTGCCGCGCTTCCATCAGCCGTTTAACCAAATCGCGCGCTCGTTAGTGTGGTAAGTAGTCGTGTTGTCACGGCCTCCCGTCAGCGTCGCCGGGATTACCAGTACGTCACCCATACCGCCGCCACTCGTGTCGATCCTCCAGGAGTGGCCAGTAATGTCCGACAGTAGCGCGGCTAACGCGTCTAGGCGCTTCTCGCAACCCCGTTCGACCCGCTCCCAATGCTTTACCCATTCGTCATTAGCCTTATCAGCTTTAGCGAACTCGGCCGCTCGCGCGTCACCTTCAACGCTCCAGGCGCGACGGCAGTAGAGATCGGCCCGCGGACTAGCTCCGCTCCCGTTCTCCATCGCTCGCCATGCATTAGCGCCATTACGCGCCATTAGGGAGAGAATCTTAACGACTCGGCCCTCCGTGTCGTCGTCTTGGATGTCTTGGGGCATCTTGGCGAATAGCTCGCGGCCGGACTTGGTGATGCTCGCCGCGTCAATGCGCACCAGGGTATAAGTCTTGACCATTAGAGTAGGCTCCATTCTCCAACAGTGTTACCGTTCACATCTTTAACACAACCGCGAGTTCTTCCCGCGCTCAGGTCGGCGGCGACGTCGTCGAACACGTCGCTAATGTCTTGGCCGTCTTGCATCTCAGCATTGCCTAGCCTTATGGTTAGTTTAAATGTCTGCACTGTTCTTCCTCTTTCATTTAGGCGGCTCCTCCAGCCGCATCTCATTACTTACTATAGGCGATACTCCCGCCTATTGCAAGTAGTCCTAGTCCGGGGGATTGAACCCCGCTCGCGGCCTTTAACCGCTACTAGGTGCCAGTTTCTTTTATTTTTGCGGCATCCCAACGATCGGGGCGGCGTACTTGAGAGTTACGCCTAAGTCACGGGCGCATCGAACACATAGGCGCCAGTTAGCGAACCGGCGCGGGCGGGCGGGCGTGGCGTCGAAATCTGCCAGTCCGGACCAGGTGCCTAGTCTGGTGCCGCGCGGCGCCGGGTGCCAACATCCTTGACATGTCTCGCGAGCCATTAGTTACCCTCTTCATCAATAAAAAGTTGCTCAAGTTCTGCCAATTCGTATTCGATGCAACTAAGGCAGACATAGCTACCCTCTAAGGCGTCATAGCCCCGCGCGATGGCGTCACCTAGCGTTACTGTTTCGATGATGTCACAGCGCACACATTCAACCATAACTAGCGCGGCATGTATTTTGGCTAAGGTACGGTACGCGGCACTAGCTGCACTAGTTTTGTAATCGTTTAGCTTTACGTTGTCATATTCCCATTGGCTAATCGCTTCTTGCAAGGCCGCCGCGAGTAGGCCCCAATCTTCTGTGGTCAGCGGCCTGGTGCTAACAGCTGTTTCAATGTCTTTTTTGTCAATCATGGCGTTTCCCTCTTTCATTGTCTCGTTTAATGCCATAACTAGATACTACACCCTATAGGGCATAGAAAGCGATACATTTTAGAGATAGTGCGCATCACTAGTAGAGATAGCACTAAAGTAGATAGAGTTCGGATCGGCATCACGTTTAGAGATAAAACTCTAGGGTTATCTCGTTTAGTGATGGCCGACGTCGATAGCATCGATCAATCTGATGGCGGGCCGGTCTGGCAAGGCAGCGCCAGTACTCATTGCACCGGGTGGCCAGTGATGTCGGGTAGCTCAGTCAGTCACGGTAGCGGGAGAATTGATTAGTCAATGCCAACACATCGAACGCCCCACATCCCTCCCTACTCACCATCTCTACGCCTGATAGCCCGCTAGTCCGCCATCTCTGACCGGGATAGTGCCGAGGCGGGGGCTGTTTTGTTTGTAGGTATCCAAGAAACGGAAAACTG